CTATAAAATTTACACATTTACAGCGGGAACCGGAACGGTGAGTGTCTAATGGCTCACTATGCGTTTTTAGATGAAAATAACATAGTAACTGAAGTGATTACTGGCCGTGATGAGTATGAAATAGTAGACGGTATAACAGATTGGGAGCAGGCATACTCAGAAGTGAGAGGCCAAGTATGTAAACGCACAAGCTATAACGGTAATATCCGTTATAACTATGCCGGTATCGGCTTTACATATGATCCAATAGATGATGCTTTTATAGCGCCTATGCCTAATTGTGGACACAATGAACTATTGCTAAATGAATTAAAGCGTTGGGATTGCTCAAATGTCGAGCACAATATTAAAAAGCTATAACGGTTACCCCGCTTCTAAGGATCCGAAAGAAATTAAAATTAAGGCTTACCCGGTAAAAGGTACAGACCGTAAACTTAGGTGCGCTGAGAGTGTGGGCCCACTCTTGGCGCCTTTGCGGCTGAGTTCCACGAGCTGATCGAGCCAATAGACGAGGGCACCTTTGACGATTGGGCTTACGCTTTTCGTATGGTGAGAGGCACTACAGATAAATTAAGCTGCCACTCATCCGGTACAGCTATCGATCTAAACGCTACTAAACACCCACTCGGTAAACGTGGGACTTTCCCAGCTGAAAAGGTACCTATGATCCGGGCGCTTTCTAAGAAATACGGCCTTAAGTGGGGCGGGGACTTTAAGAGCCGAGCCGACGAGATGCACTGGGAAGTAGAAGTTTCACCGGCCAAGGCTAAAGCTTTAATCGAGAGTTTAGGGTTATAGTTAGATACACCTTAAGGGCGCGAAAGGTAGACCAATGAAAGAGCAGTTAATCGCAGCCGGTAAATCATATGCACGTGCAGCTTTAGCTAGTGCAGCGGCGCTTTATATGTCCGGCATTACAGATCCTAAAGTACTAGCTAATGCGTTTATCGCAGGCTTAGTAGGTCCACTACTTAAAGCTGTGCAGCCAAGCGAGAAGCAGTACGGCTTAGGCTCTAAATGATCCGGGCCCTGATATGGGCGATCTTGGGGATTCTGCTCCTATCAGGGTGCGGTTACGACGGATGGGTAAGGTATGAGTGCCAAGAGTTCGAGAACTGGGAAAAGCCTGAGTGCGTTGCACCGCAGTGCGAAGTTACGGGAACCTGCACTAAGGACCTTATTAAGCCAAGTGAGTAGAGAAAAGAAAAGGCTAACGCCTGAGGATATTCACGCTCGGTTAATCTTTCTTATCGGCGCTGTACTTGCCCTTACCTTTTTTGTAATTACAGGCGGTGCGGTTTATGCGCTGGTTTTTGTTACTCAGCCTGTAGGGGCTCAAGCTCCTAACGATCGAGATTTTATACAGCTGCTACAGACTCTAGCCATATTCTTAACCGGAGCCTTAGGCGGCGTACTGGCCGGTAATGGCCTTAAATCTAAGCCTAAGGATGCTATAAAAACCGACACGCCTACCTAAATACTTGTCATATGTCAGATAGAGCCCTCATACTAAAGCTACACACGCCGAGAGGCCTTAACAAAGGGCGATATATGAACGGTTTAGATATTTTAATAATCCTGGCAGTTACTGGGCTAATGGCATATTTTATTAAGTTCGCTTACGATCTCGGTTACCGCGAGGGACACGGCGAGGGCTACCTCAGAGGCCGGGCTATAGCTCAAGCGCTTAGAGATAAAGGCGTGGTCCGATAATGGGATTTATGGATAACTACGAGGATGTAAACAGCCGCATTAAACGCTTTAGAGCTGAGTTCCCATCCGGGCGCTTAATCGCTTTTATCGAGGATATAGATTTAGATAAAGGTACGGTGTTAGTTAAAGCTGAGGCCTACCGTGAGTACGAGGATGCGGTGCCTAGCGCCGTAGATTATGCCTTTGGCAACGTAGCGACACTTCCGCAAAATATGAAAAAGTGGTTTATCGAGGACTGCATTACGTCCGCCTACGGTAGAGTAATTGGACTGCTTACCCCGAGTGAACACGCTCGACCTACTGCTCAAGATATGCAAAAGGTAGAGGCGGCATACGCTAATGATCCTTGGGCTACAAAGGCTGCTACCGAGGGTATTCCTACAATGGCTACGGCTATAGCTGAGATTCAACAGGGGCTAGGCGGAGAGCTACCGGCTGCACCTCCTCGATGCGCTCACGGCACGATGGTATGGGCTGAGGGCACAAGCGCCAAAACCGGGAAAGCCTGGGGCGCGTATCGATGCACCGAGAAGAGTAAAGCTACGCAGTGTGATCCTGTATGGCACGTACTTGGGAGTGACGGTAAATGGAAACCTCAACTCTAACCGAGCAGTCACTCTTTGACTATATAAAGAGCACGTACCTCGAGGACTTACAAAAGTCCGAGCATACGTATGAGTACATAGATGCTACGAGTAACGGCTATAGGCTCACGATAGAGCTTAAATGCCGTACTACTCATTACGATGAGCTGATACTTGAAAAGGATAAATACGAGGCTCTTATGGATAGAGCTCAGGATTTAGGCTTTACTCCCTTTTATATCAACTCAACACCTAAGGGCATATACGCCTTTAACCTACGCAAGATTACGGTTACTTGGATCACTAAGCGCCTACCCTCTAATACCTTTGATAAAGGCCCGGAGATTGATAAAAAGGTAGCGCTATTACACATAGATAAGGCGGTTAAACTTTAATGGGATACGTAGAATTAATTAAAGATTGGGATTACTGCGATAGCTGCGAAAAGCCTAAGCCTCTAGCCACCGGCTCGCACATAGTCGTAGAGGGTCTGTCTGTAGCTTGGCTATGCGAGCTGTGTAAAGCGGGTAAAAAATGACTCACTATAAGTACGAGTGCCGGAAGTGTAATAAAGTCACGGATCAGATAGAGCGCATTATCACCGATAACCTGCCGCCATACGTTAAGACCCTGCAGTGTACTAAATGCGGGATTATAGGCGTGTGTCTAGTCGAGGAGCCTACAGATGCCTAGAGTAGCTACCCTCAAATGCAAGGTAGGCGAGTTCGATCTAGTGATGTACTGCAGGCGTAACTCGGTGGATAACAGCTACATAGACGAGCCTTATTACGTAAATGGTGAGCTTGCAGGGATGCACCGCTTACTTATTCCTCTATGTCAAAGTCATTATGACTGGATCAACAGAGACGAGGCGCAGTATGACCTTGATTATAAAGAGTGGGTAAAACAATATGGCTAACTACGAGTATGAGTGTATTAGCTGCAATATTCGCTATGACGTATCTCAACCCATAGGGGAAAACGTAGCGCCTCTATGCTGTGGGCTTGTAATGAGGCAGGTTTACAGTGTGCCAGGTGTCAGCTTCAAGGGCACCGGTTGGGGTAAGGATGCTTGATAGTTATCCACAGAAATTATCCACAGGTGTTAATATCTTGTGGATGACACGCAGGAGATACGCTCAAGTTATCCACATATTTGTAATGTATTTGACTAAGGGAGTACGCTCCATACTCGCAGGCGAGCCGCTGAGGCGGATAGCTCGCAGGCGTAGTACGGTGCTATTGGCCGGGCTATTGCTATTTGCCAATATGCCCTCAGCTCAGGCTCTTAGCACTGCAAGAGATATAAACACTTATAAGCTTTATGCACATATGAAGCTATTAGATGCTAAAGAGTATCGATGCTTAGAGCTATTGTGGCAAAGAGAGAGTCAATGGAATCCAAAAGCTGATAACCCTCATAGTACAGCGTGGGGTATACCTCAACTCCTCAAGCTTAAAGAGTTAGATCCATATAAACAGATAGACCTTGGACTTAAGTATATAGAGCATAGGCACAAGACTCCTTGCAAAGCCTGGATACACCATAAGCGAACAGGTCACTATTAGATGGTACAAGGTAGACAAGATCCTCGGCTTACTCGTAAGTACAAGAAAGCAAGGCTATTAGTCCTCTCGAGGGATGGATACACGTGTGCCTATTGTGGCCAGGATGCAGATACCGTAGACCACGTGCAAAGCATCAAGTCCGGAGGTGATCCGGTTAGCTTGGAGAACCTCATCGCGTGTTGCCGCCGTTGCAATAGCTCTAAGGGTTCACGCTCACAAGGCGTTTTTTTAGCGCGCGCGGCTACCCCCCCTGCCTTTACAGGCTTTATCTCCCCGATCACCACCGGTACGGTCCCTAGCGGTCCCTGTGTGGGCCAAACTGAACAGGATTAATAACTTTATGTCCGATGTTAAAACGGTCCGCTATGGGGCTACTGAGCCTCGCCTACATAGTCCCTATCTCGAGGGCCCTAATCGCGGCGAGGAAATCTCGCAGCTAGCCGAAAGTATTGGGCTACCGCTTTTACCCTGGCAAAAGTTTTGCATTTCAGATATGACGGCCGTAGATGAAAATAATATGTTTAGACGGCGCAGTAATTTATTGCTCACGTCTAGGCAACAGGGTAAAACGCACCTTGCGCGTATGATGATGCTCGGGCATATGTTTTTATTCGATAGCCCTAACGTACTTATTATGAGCTCCAATAGATCGATGGCTTTAGACACTTTTAGGCAGGTAGCCTACGCTATCGAGGGTTCAGCTGAGCTAAGCCGGCAGGTCAAACAGATTAGATACGCCAATGGCACCGAATCCATAGAGCTAAAAAACGGTCATCGGCTCGATGTTGTCGCAGCTACTAGAGACGGCAGCCGCGGCAGGTCGGCCTCATTTTTGTATATCGATGAGCTCCGTGAAATATCGGAGGAGGGGTATCGTGCAGCTACGCCTACCACTCGCGCAAAAATCAACAGCCAAGCCCTCTACACGAGTAACGCCGGGGATGCTTTTAGCACGGTACTTAATGATTTACGCGAAAGAGCTCTATCTAACCCGCCTGAGACTTTCGGCTTTTATGAGTATTCGGCTCCAGCTTTCGCCAAGATAACGGATCGTAGCGCTTGGGCCTATGCAAATCCGGCCCTTGGCTACCTATTCGATGAGGACGTACTAGCCGAGGCTGTGAGCACTCAACCTATCGAGACTACAAAAACCGAAATGCTTTGTCAGTGGATTAGTTCAACGGCGAGCCCTTGGCCTCATATGTCCGTTGAGGAGTCAGGCGATAAAGACCTTAAGCTCGTACCTGGGCCTCTTACTATCTTTGCTTTTGACGTAGCTCCGAGCCGCAGAGACGGATCGTTAGTTATGGGTCAGGTTCTCCCCGATGGTCGCATAGGCGTAGCCGTACTGGAGATATTCCACTCGGACGTATCTATCGACGAGCTCTTTGTAGCTAACTCGATAGCCAAGTGGGCCAAAATTTATTACCCGAGGGCCGTCGCTTATGACAAGTACACTACGGCCTCTATCGCTAAACGCCTGGAGGTAAACGGTATACAGATTATGGATATATCCGGGCAAAAGGCTTATCAAGCCTCCGGAGATCTTTACGAGGCACTTGCTAATAAAAGGCTCGTGCACTCGGGGCAAGATGAGCTCGTTACCCATATGTCGAACTGCGCGGCCAAGGAGTCGGATGCAAGTTGGCGTATTATCCGTAGGAAATCTGCCGGCCCGGTCGATATTGCAATCGGCCTTAGTATGGTCGTACACGTACTTACCCAGCCTCAGAGTGAGGCTAAAGTTTACGTTTAGACACGCACAATATAACCGTACTTATGCTTGACAATATGGGAAAATGGCGGCTATGGGACTATTACAAACTCTTGGATTTAAGTCAGCTGCAAAGCAGACCGTAGAGGCTCAGTATGCCCCAGCCGTTATGGATACTACATACGGCTACGGATCATTTAATACTAATAGCGCTTTTGGATATAACGGCGTAGGTATTGATCGTAATTTTGCACTCCAGGTAAGTAGCGTAGCTAGATGCCGTAACCTTGTAGCCGGAGTAATTTCTAGTATTGATTTAGGACTATACAAAAAATCAACAGGTGAAAAATTAGGATCCCCAGTATGGCTAGAGCAACCGGATCAGCGCCAACCTCGTAGCGTTACGATAGCTGCGACCGTAGATAGTTTAATGTTTTATGCGGTGGCTTATTGGCGCGTAACTTCTTTGTATGCCGATGACGGAAGGCCGTCGGGCTTTGAGTGGGTAGCTAATAACCGAGTTACATATACCACTAATCAATATGGAACCGAAGTAAAAGATTATTTTGTAGATGGACAGCTTGTACCTATGTCAGGTATCGGATCTCTTGTAACTTTCCAATCTTTACTACCTGGGGTTTTGCAGTCTGCAAGTACAACTATTAGAGCTGCGTGGGATGTACAAAAAGCCGCCGCTGTATCTGCAGCTACTCCGATGGCTACTACTATATTAAAAAATACCGGAGCCGATTTACCTGAGTCTCAGATCCAGGGAATATTAGCCGGATGGAACTCAGCGCGTAGAAATCGCAGCACCGCATATTTAACCTCGACTCTCACTGCAGAAAATATAGGATTTTCTCCTAAAGAAATGGGCTACGTAGATTTTTCTCAATACCTAGCTACCGAAATTAGCCGCGCGATGAACGTGCCAAGCTACCTAATTAGCGCGGATATGAATAACTCGATGACCTATCAAAATATTTTAGATGGCCGTAAAGAATTTGTAGCTTATTCACTACAGCCTTATATCTCAGCTATTGAGGACAGGCTCTCAATGAATGACATAACAAATAGTCAAAATCAGGTGCGCTTTGCGGTAGACGATACGTTTTTACGTGTCGATGCTAAAGATCGCCTAGATATTATTGAAAAGATGCTAAATCTAGATTTAATTGACGTAGAACAGGCTCGACAAATGGAACAACTAACACCGCTAGGGGATACAAGTGCTACTAACGTTTAGTCAGGAAATCCAAGCCGCCGATACAGAGCGCCGTATCGTCTCCGGACTCGTTGCACCATATGGCGAGGTAGGACATACAAGCGCTGGGCCCGTAATGTTTGAGCGCGGCTCTATTGCTATCCCGGATGCAACAAAAATAAAATTACTATCGCAGCATCAACAGGATAAGCCGGTAGGGCGCGCAATTTCCTTTAGCGACTCAACTAGTGGCGTTTATGGATCCTTTAAGCTTTCGAGTAGCACCCGGGGACAGGATGCGCTCGTACTCGCGCAGGAAAATCTCGTATCAGGCTTATCCGTTGGGGTAGATGTAACTGCCTCGAAGCCTATGGGTGATTATCTGCTCGTCACGGCGGCCGTCCTAAAAGAGGTGTCGCTCGTCGAGAGCGCCGCATTTTCTAGCGCTTCCGTCGATGAAATTATGGCCGCGCGTGTAGCGCTTGAAGCTGCTACAAGCACAAAAGAAAAAACTACAACTATTTCTACGACGATCGTAGAGATTGAAACAGAAACAGAAACCGAAAGCGAGGAAGCTGTGACTACAGCCCCAGAAAATACACCGGAGGAAACTCCGGTAGATGCACCGGCCGAGGCTGAAAAAGTCGAGGCTGCTCGTAAAATCATCCGTCCATCCGTACTAGACTCTCAGCGAGTCCGTACTCCTAT